GTGTACATAGATGCTAAACCAGTAGAAGTAGATGACCAAACATTACATGATCCTGAAAAATTTTCAATTGCATGTATGGTACAATTGGGTCAACCTATGCTTCCAGTAGGTAAATTACCTTGGAGAAAATTATTAAGAAAGTTTATGGGAGGAAATATGAAAGAGATTGAAAACGTTCCTGAATCATCTAAGTTAGATGTTCAATTAAGAGATTTGATAACTGATTTTATTTATAGAGCGCCTGGCAAGAAATTTGAAGATGTTAAAAGAGGTCTTCCTTATTCTGAAGATGGAAATACTTATTTTAAAAATGAAAGCTTTTGGAATTTTTTACAAAGAACTAAATCTTGGAATGTTCAAAAACAAAAAACACAAAAGATGTTGATAGATATTTTTGCAGCCAAAGAAGAAATTACTAAATTAGATAAAAAATCAATTAGAGTTTGGAAGATGAAAACTCCAGAACATGAGAAACTAGAAATTAGAGAAGAACAGATAAAGGAGCCACCATTTAGAGCATGAATAGAATAGTTATTCCAGGACCTCCAGGAACAGGTAAAACGCATCATTTAATTAATAATTATTTAAATAAAGAATTAAATGAATATAAAACATCTGCCGATAGAATTGCATATTTAACATTTAGTAATGCAGCAACTGATGAAGCTGAAACAAGAATACTTTCTACATTTCCAAATGTAAAAAAATTTCCATTTATTTGTACAATGCATTCACTGGGAACAAAACAATTAAGTATAGATACAAATACAAAATTATTAAAAGGAAAAAAATGGAGAGGATTTAAAAATTATTCACAGATTTGTAAAAATTTAGAATTTGATAGTGAAGTTAATGAAACTGGCTATACGGTACATAAAAATAGACATATGAAAATAATTGAACTAGCAAGAAATAAAAAAATAGGATTAAGAGAAGCTGCAGTAGTTTTAGATTATCATCATTACTCTTCTCTTAATTTAGATTTAACAGAACAAATTTATGCCGATTTAGAATCATATAAAAAACAAACAGGGATGATTGAGTTCTCTGATATGATTAAACAGTTTGTTGAGAAAGATAAATGTCCTCCACTCGACGTAGTCTTTCTTGATGAAGCACAAGATCTGAATCCCTTGCAATGGGATATGTTCTTTTACATTGAGTCAAAATGTAAGAGATCTTACATTGCAGGGGATGATGATCAAACAATATACACGTTTCAAGGTGCTGATGAAAATATATTTATGAATTTAAAAGGTGAAATGGATCCTAGAATTGAATCAAGAAGGGTTCCTAGAGCTGTACATAAAGTAGCATTAAGTATTTTAGATCAAATAGATAAAAGAATGATTAAAACATGGCTTCCAAGAGATGCAGAAGGAAATGTATATAAAGATCAATCGCTTCAAAATATAGATTTTAGTAATGGAAATTGGATGGTTTTAACAAGAACCAATGACATGTTAAAACCAATAGCAGAACATTTAGCATTTTTAAATTTAAGATTTACTGCAAAGAAAAATGAATTTTTACCTAATGATATTTTAAAAGCATATAGAATTTGGATAAGATTAAATGAAGGTGCTTCAATTAGCGGAAAAGAAGCTAAACTACTTTATGAAGAATGTATAAGTTATAAATTAAAACATGTTGAAAGAGGTTATTCGCAAGGTACTTCTCTTAAAGATGTAGATTCAGTAGATTTAGATGATCTTAGGATGGATCATGGTTTAAAAATATATGGAAGTTGGGAACAATTAAACATGCCGGAGCATGTTAAGTCTTATATGAAATCATTAATAGCTAATGGTGATAATTTATTTTCAGAACCAAGAATTAAAATATCTACAATACATGGTGTGAAGGGTGAAGAATGTGATAATGTTGTATTATTTACTGATCTAGAAAAGGTCATTTATGATTCGGCATGTAGAAATTCTGATCCTGAACACAGATTGTTTTTTGTAGGTGTAACCAGAACAAAGGAGAACTTATATATTATGCGTCCAACAATTGATAAAGATTTTTTTTACCCAGTAGGAGATCCAATCATATGAGTAATAAAGTTTTTTTTAAACAGGTAGGTGGTAAACATTATAAAGCAATGAAGATACAGCCATCTGTTTTTATTAACGAAAATGATTTACCTTTTGCAGAAGGCAATGCAATCAAATACATTTGTAGACATAAACTAAAAGGTAAGAAAGAAGATATATTAAAAGCAATACACTATTTAGAAATGATATTGGAAAGAGACTATAATGTTTAATTGGAAAAGAACTTTAATTGGAGACATGGGTTTATTTACTTGTATATGTGTATTCCTATTCTTAATTATGATACTATAATTTATGTTTGAAGCTCAGAAAGAATGGATTTGCCCAGATAATTTTCCAAATTTAAAAGGTTATAGTCATGTAGCAATTGACTTAGAAACAAAAGATCCTGGTCTTAAATCTATGGGATCTGGAGCAATTAGAGGACATGGTAATATTGTAGGTGTAGCGGTAGCCGTAGAAGGTTGGTCTGCTTATTATCCAATTGCTCATGAAGGAGGAGGAAATTTAGATAAAGATAAAGTAATGCCGTGGATTAAAGAAGTTTGTGCTGCACCTAACATTAAATTATTTCACAATGCAATGTATGACGTATGCTGGCTTCGAGCGGCGGGCATCGAGATTAAAGGTGAGATTATAGATACTATGGTTATGGCATCATTAATTGATGAAAATAGATTATGGTATTCATTAAATAGTGTTGCCTTTGATTATTTAGGTAAAACAAAAAATGAGACTGCATTAAATGAAGCAGCTCAATCCTGGGGAATAGATCCAAAATCTGAAATGTATAAACTTCCAGCAATGTATGTTGGGTCCTACGCTGAGAAAGATGCTGAGCTTACATTAGAATTATATAAAGTATTAGATAATGAGATTAAAAATCAAAGATTAGAAAAAATATTTAAATTAGAATCCGATCTATTTCCTTGTTTAATAGATATGAAGTTTAAAGGAGTCCGAGTCGATATAGAAAAAGCAAAACTCCTGAAACAACAATTAACAAAAAAAGAGCAAGAGATATTATTAAAAGTAAAACAAGAAACAGGGATAGACCCACAAATTTGGGCTGCAAAATCAATTGCCACAGTTTTTGATAAACTAGGTTTACATTACGAAAGAACTGAGAAATCATTAGCGCCTTCCTTTACAAAGAATTTTTTACAAGAACATAAACACCCTATAGTTCAAATGATTGCTAAAGCAAGAGAAATAAATAAAGCTCATACAACTTTTATTGACACAATTTTAAGATTTGAACACAAAGGAAGAATACATGCAGACATTAATCCAATTAGATCTGATGTGGGTGGAACAGTTACAGGTAGATTTTCTTATTCTAATCCAAATTTACAACAGATTCCAGCAAGAGATAAAAATTTAGGGCCTATGATTAGATCTTTATTTTTACCAGAAGTAAATCATAAATGGGGATGTTTTGATTATTCTCAACAAGAACCAAGACTTGTTGTGCATTTTGCAGCAGAAACAGATGAAATTAATTCAGATGATTCAGTTGATGAGATAGTAGAAGAATTTAAAAATAACTCTGTAGACTTCCATCAAACAGTTGCTGATATGGCTGGAATATCTAGATCACAAGCCAAAACAATTAATTTAGGATTATTTTATGGAATGGGAAAAGCTAAATTACAAGCCGAACTAGGTTTATCTACTAAAGCTGAAGCTGAAAAATTATTTAATCAATATCACGATAACGTTCCATTCGTAAAACAATTAATGAATGTAATAACTAGAGAAGCAAATCAATTTGGAATGATTAAAACTTTATTAGGTAGAAGATGTAGATTTGATAAATGGGAAGTAGATGAATTTAAATTTGGAGTTATGTCTACACCTTTAACTAAAGAAGAAGCAACACAAAAATTTATAAATGGTTGGTTAGCAAAATATCCTGAAGCTGATGTTGAAAAATTAAAAACAAATCCTAAAATTAAAAGATGTTTTACATACAAAGCATTAAATAAATTGATTCAAGGATCCGCAGCTGATATGACAAAGAAAGCTATGTTAGATTTGTATAAAGAAGGTATAATACCTCATATTCAAATTCACGATGAATTAGATATTTCTGTTACAGATGACAATCAAGCAAAGAAGATTGTAAAAATAATGGAAAGCGCCGTTACTTTGGCAATTCCCAACAAAGTAGATTATGAATTCGGTGAAACGTGGGGAGATATTTATGATTGATTATGGCATATTTAAATGCAAATATACCACCAATTTATTGTAAAATACGAAGGGAGTATTTGTATGACTTACGAAAACATAAAGGCGAAACTGAAGACTGCGTGGTATTTGGCTTGGGGAGTATTAGCGGGCGTGCGACATTGTTTCATTGTTTACTTAGCAATGGTGCAATATATTGGAGACTTCCTATCTCTGCTTTTGTTCAAAGAACAGTCGGCAGTGATGTGCATAGCTCACCGATGGAATATCAAGATCTCGACGATCTTCAACTATGGAATTCATTTAGTTATTATCCTAGTATTACTATTTTTGATTTTTTAGTAAGTCAAAAATGCAAATATTTAAGTAAAACAAAAAAATTTATTCATGGCGAATATTTATTTACTATTGACTGGGGCCACCCAGAGAGTAATATCCTGGATACGGAACATTCTGAAATACCTCACGAACATAAGTGCGGTCATGTTTTGGCTCTTGATAACGGTAATTACGCAATTCAGCCTAACAATCGTATTTTGTGGAACGTGCCTAGTTTTACTACTTCTACACATTGGCCAGATTATAAAGTCCAAACTTCCAAGTGGAACGTGGAAAACAAAAATTGGGTAACAGAAGATTCTGACAATATGTTCTATCAAGTAGAGGATAAAAAATGAACAAAGAAAAATTAACGTTTGTTGTAACTACATTAGTAACAACTACTTTATGTATTGTTGTATTAAGT